TTTTATGAAAGACGTAACAGGAAATTTAGAAGAAATTTATCAGTTGATGTTCAATCCGATGCAGAAACTCGAGGATATGGAAAATGAGTGAGTTAAGCGTGGCTATGTCAAAATTGCCAAAAGCATTGACAAAACATATTTGTACAATACGAGAAGCTTCTATGGACACGGAACATCATATACCGATGGTAGATAGTGATTTTCTTGTTGTGAATTTTGATGATGTAAAAAATACATATAATAAGAAATTGAAATCCAATGATGCGTTGTTTGTCGATTCTAGACATAGAATCTTCTTTATTGAATTTAAAAATGGGACAATTGATGATATTAAAAATATTGAATTATATGAAAAGATATATGATAGTATCAATATTTTATCTGATATTTCTTGCAAGGAAGAAATACCGCTAATCAGTGTTAATCCAATTTCTCATTTAAAAAAATCTTGCACTTATATTTTAGTATATAACGACGAAAAAGTTGACCAAGAACATTTGACAGAACGAACAAAAGCTGGGTTAAATCGACAAAATGTACGATTTAGTCAAATTGGAATCAAAAAACACCTTGGAAAAAAATCAAATAAAGAAATTATATTATTTGGTCTTGATTTTTTTAGGGGATATCTTTTTTGCAATGTTCATACCTACACAGTTAGTGAGTTCCAGAAAAACAAACTTACTCAATGGGAGAATGAGAAATCATTACTCTTAAACAAATCATAAAAAAATCAGCCGTTTCCTGAGATGATCAACTTCAGGGAACGGCTTTTTCCACAATTAGTAGGTTGGGAAAATAAAAAAATTTTCATCTGGTACATCCAGATTGAATGAATTGATTATACCATGTTTTTTCATGATTAGTCAATCTGATTATCTGTCGAATTTTGTAGTTTTTTGTCGATGCTGGCAACATGCTGCAAAATCTGCTGTAAGGCTGGGTCTTCTGCATCCGGTTCTGGTATCGTCTGCGTTGCTTTCGTGAATCCGTTTAATCCGGCATTCTGTATCATGGTTGGATAATCTTTGTAGGCATAATCCAAATCCACATCGCCAGAAATGCCTGGAATATAGCCTGTCCAACTGTACTGCCACAGTCCATAAGACCCAGCATAATCCGTTTGCTGTACGCCAATATGTGAGAGAAAAATGTCATAACGATTTTTGACCGCCGCACTGAAATTATTTTCTAAGGCAGATTTGAATGTATAAATTGCCGTATAATAACCTTCATTTTCCAACGCAGTGCAAAAAGCAGTGCTGAGGGCATCGGCTTGTGGAAGGCAGCGAGCCTCTTCGATGTCGAACGCAACCGGATATTCAAACTGCTTTCCCTGAATCGTTTGCAGGCAGACGTTTGCTTCCTGCTCTGCTTCTGCGGCAGTGGGTAAACGCCGACCGGAATACCCAACCGCTTGCAAGCAGCATAGTTTCGTTCAAACTGTGTGTCTATCTGAGTGGTTTCCCTTCCGTAGCCTGCTCGCAGAATCGCAAAATCCACCAGCCCGGATGCTTTTACTTTTTCCCAGGCAATCACACCTTGTGCATAGGATACATCAATGCCTTTTAAGATATTTTTTGTTTTAGACTCTGCCTTTTCAATACCAAAATACTTGTAAAAGTCATCTGTTACAGTCCCGTTTCCATGTATTTCATCGCCGTACCATTTCCCGGACGTTCGCACGTCCAAATGTGTATACTGATAACTACTTGTGATGTTAGCAATGCCGCCGAAACCTAAGTCCTGAGCCTTGCAGCACACCGTCTTGCTGCTGATTGGCTGCTCGTCCTGCCCGTAGCAGCAGACATCCGCAGCAGTGCCTTTGGTATGCTGACCGCTGCTCGTACCACCTACAGCCTTGTCGTGCTCTGAGCAGCGGTAGCCGCTTGTCACAATGATTTTGCTGCAATTCAGGGCGGTATAGAGGGCTTCCAGCTTGTCGACCAATTCAGATGCAAGTAGTGTTTCATGAGATTTACCACAACTACACCGGAATTCACGTGCATTGAAATGTGGGGAAAGCTGGGTACTATCGTTATAATCATAATGATTGACTGGCATAATATCATCCTTTCACAAAAAATATTTTTAGAAAAATTTGAAAAAGCACTTGATAAGCACATTAAAATGTGCTATAATAATCTTACAGAAGGGGGGTGATTAAATTGAACGACAAAATAAAAGAGCTTATCAAGATTGTCGGAAATCTCAATAAGCTCATGTTAAAAGTAATTGAACTGGCGGGAACAATTACTTTACTGGTTTTGGCGGTTAAGAGCATTTTTGATGTGCTTTAAAAACCGCTGCGGTGGAGAAATCCACCGCCCCTTCGGGGGCTACCATTAGTATACCACAATTTTTTAAGGGGGTCAATACCATGTTAGAGCTTTTGAAAAATCTTTTCAAACTTTCCTTGCAATGTGCAATTTTTCTGGTTTTGATTGCAACTTTGATTCTCGGCACAATGGGTGCTTTGAAAATGATTTTCTGAGGTGACTGTATGAGAGTTCGTGAAATTCGTACAAAGGAGCATTTGAGTATTCCACAGCTTGTGGAACTTATTGGCATCTCGAGACGTACGTTGCAGGAAATCGAAAAAAGAGGGGATTGTCTGGTATCCAATGCAATAAAAATAGCGGATGCCCTGGGTGTCACGCTGGATGAACTTTGCAGAGAGAACCCAGAGCAGACCGAAACCGAATAACCCGATGCCGTCCGGCAGCTTTTCCGCTGTCGGGCGTTTTTTTCTTTAATCTGCTTCTGGCAATCCAGTTTGCATTCTATATGAATTATTATAATCATAATGATTAACTAATATAGTATTATCATTTCACAAAAAATATTTTTATAAAAATTTGAAAAAATACTTGACAACCACGTTAAAACGTGGTATAATAAAATCATGGAAAGGAGGTGAGAAGATGTTGAGATGGTCAACAGAAAAAATAAAAGAGCTTATCAAGCTGGTGCAACAACTTAATAAGCTCGCAATCGAGATAATTTCCCTTGTTGGTTGGATTCTTATCTTGATTAAGATTATAGGCTAAACGCCTACGGTAAGAGTTGGGAGCGGACAAGCTCTCAACCCCCTGCCGCCATTATATCATAACCATTTCAACCTGTCAAGTATGAAAAACATTTTTAAGCTGTCGTGGGCAATTTTTAAGTTTGTTGGTTTGATTGCATTCTTGATTGCAATTGTTCATTTACTGCTAAACGGAGGAATCTAAATGAATTTGAAAAAAATCAGGACAGAAAAGGGAATCACAATTCCGAAATTAGTCGAGCAAACCGGCATCCCAAAACGTACCGTTGAGGACATTCAAAGGCGTGGGGATTGCCTCGTGTCTAACGCCATCAAGCTCGCCGATGCCCTGGGTGTCACGCTGGATGAACTTTGCAGAGATAACCCAGAACAGAATGAAACCGAATAACCCGATGCCGTCCGGCAGCTTTTACGCTGCTGGGCGGTTTTCTTTATTCTGCTTCTGGCAATCCAGCAACGCTGGTCAAAACAGACAACACCCCAGCCAGCAGAGCCGCACTGCCCACGGCGATCCAGTTCACATCTTGCATCACAGCAGCTACGCCAATCGTTGCTACGGCGGTCTGTGCCATGGTTTTCACGGCTCTGACTGCCGCAGCCTTTGCCCAAAGTTTCCAGTTCCTCATGTTATGCTCCTTTCTCGTCGGTCGGCAGTGCCATGAACTCTTCGTGCAAGTGCGTCATCACACCGTTGCCGCCCAGTTCATGATACTGCCGATACATATTCTCGTAGTTTTCCTTTGCGTAGAAGGGTGCAAACCCTGCATCAATGTACTTGTTATAGCAGTGCAACATCCGGTCACGGAGCAGGGCTTGCACACCGTATTCCAAAGCCTTTTGTCTGGCATCCTGCTTTTGCATGCGGTTTAAAATCGACCTTGTACCGATGCCAAGAATGCCCGTTGCAGACAATACAGAAATCGCAATGGTGATAATCTCTCGAATCACACAGCTTCCTCCGTTTCTTTCACATCTTTCGTTTCTTTCGCTTCGTTCACGTCATAATCGCCGGAAAGCAGCACCAACATTTCCGGCGTTAGGTCACCGGATGCAAAAATCTGATACTGTCCATTTTCAAGCTGTACTGCCTGAATTTTTGCGTTGCCCCAGCCCGTTCTTTGAATGGCTTTTCCGGCTTTCAGCTGTTCCATTGCTTCAATAATGTTCATTGTGTTCCCCCCTTACAAAATTGTGATAGATTGAATCAGCGGGTGGCTGTTATTGCTCCGACCAACCCACACCAAATAATAAGTGCCTGCCGTTACGCCCTCGCATGGGGTCAGTGTTGTGATGTAGTCTGCACTATACAACCACTGCAACGACAAGTCAATATAACTGCCTTCCGTCTGTGCTTTGGCAAGGATGTCCGCAGCTGTGCCGGTGTCGGACTGTACCAAACGTAAAATGCCGACTTCCGTACTTCCAGAAAGAAAGCGGATTGCAATTTGCGTGGATGCTGTCACGCTGATCGGCAGCGTGCAACAGGTATAGCAGCTATAATCCCATCCAAAAACGGTTGTTCCATAGTTCAGAGCGTAGTTGTTCTTCGCACTGCAAAAATCTGCATGCAGGGCGGTAAAGTCTGCCACGCTATAAATCGTATCATTGTAAAGCAAAGATACCTTGTCCCGATGGGTTGCATCATATAACACGGTTGTGGAGGGGGATTCGCCGCCTGAAATCTCCAGAACCTTTGGTACAAGGGTATTAAATTTTTCTGCGGTGGTTGCCGTCACGCCCTTTGTGGTCAGATTCGCTGCAAGCTGCTGCCGCAGTTGGTTTAGTTTTGTCAGCTGCTCTGTAATTGTTGCTGCCATGTTACACCTCCACCATCATTGCAAGGGCTGTAGATATGTCTCCAACGCTATCCTCTAAGGCTGTAATGCGTTTTGCAAGATTGTTATCTGCGGATTCCCGCTCGGCGGTGACCTTGGAATAGGTGCTGTTTAAGTAAGCCTCAATGCCGTCCAAAAATTCTTTATTTGTATGCGTGTGGGCGGATTCAATCGCTTGGGCAACCTCTGTTTTCTTTACATAATCTGAGAGGTCGACAGGTGTTCCGCTGCCGTTTTGAATCTTTGCTGTCGTTGTGCCGTTTTTGTCTGTAGCGGTAATGGTTGCCCCTGTGCTGGTTTCCGTTACGGTTACCGTTGGAGAGAATCCATCTGCCCCATCTTTTCCATCCGTTCCATTCACGCCATCTTTTCCGGGCGTTCCGGTGTCACCTTTTTCACCCTTTTCTCCTGTTTCGCCAGCTTCGCCCTTTTCACCACGTTCGCCTTTCGCTCCGGTATCACCTTTTTGTCCCTTTAAGGATGTCAGCCAGTCTGCTTCTGTTCCGGTAAATCCATTCTGCAAGGCGACTTCATAGGCAGATTTTCCGTCTGCTCCACGGCTGCCCGTGTCGCCCTTTTCACCGTTGTGCAGTTCTGCGGTCGTTGTACCGGTTGCGTCTGTCACGGAGATGGTTGCACCCGTTTCCGTTTCTGTCACGGTTACCGCTGGGGAGATTCCATCTTTCCCGTCCTTGCCGTCTTTCCCGTTTTGCAGTCCGGCAGCTTTTTTCTCCAGTTCTTGTAAGAGCTGAGCATACAAGTCCGGTGTCGGTGGGATGGGTGTCACACTGTCAGAAACAAATCCAGAAGGTTTGATATGGAGAGAAACCGGAATGGTCGTTGCACGGAGAGCTTTCGTGTCGGAAGGAGCATACCCGAACACACTCAGCTTAATTGTGCCGGCTTTGCATTCAGAGGGGAGCAGGCAGGATTTTCCATCCGTTCCTAAAATCAGATTGTAGGTTTCGCAACACTGCGTAATCTGTACAACTTTATGCAGCCCTTCCCACGCTCCATCAAATACAAAGTGCAGCGGTACAAAGGCAATCTGATCCGCTGCAATGGTATCCCGTTCCAGCAGTTCTATTCGCTGTTTCTGCACGAAAAATTTCATCATGCGGTTTCCTCCTTCCAATCCAGGTCTTCAGAATCCCATGCGAAAGCCCCATCAACGCAATTGATTCGCTGTAAATAGCTATTGTGGTAGTTGGCTTTTGCATCCGAGGTCATCCAGTTGGTGGGCTTTGTGATGGCATTCCACTGTTCTTTTGTGCCTTCATAGGTGATGGTGGTCAGACTCTCGCAGTACGTCAGCATGTTAGAACCGAATGTTTTGCAGTTTGTAGAAATCGTAAGAGATTCTAACGCTGTACACTGTACAAACATAAAAGAACCCAGCACACTGCTTTCTGCACGAACGGTTTTCAATTTCGTGCATGTAGAAAGCAGATAATCTTCAATTACAGATACACGGGCGGGAATGACGAGTTCTGTAATATTCGTTTGCCGCAGAGCATTTCCGCCAAGTTTTTGTATACCTGCCGGGAGAGTCAGCTCGGTTAGTCCACCATAAGATTGGAATCCGCCGGAGCCTTGTGCAAAAATGCGGTATCCCAACTCGGTCAACGTTGAAGGAAGTGAAATCGTCTGCATATTCTGGCAGCGGTAAAAAAGAGCATTCCCCAACTTCGTAATGCCTTCTTGTACAATTACAGATTTGATTTCTGGCATGTTGTAAAATACAGATTTTGGTGTGCTTTCGTCGCTGTAATCGTAAGTTGCACCAGAGCCTTGCAGCAAAACATGACCGTCTGCATAGCGGATATAATAGACATCTTCGCCGCATTGTCCAGCGGCAACCACGTCAGAAGTAAAGGCTTTTAGCTTTTCTTCCAGTTTGGCAATCTTGCTATCCTGTGCATCTTCCCGTGCTTTTAATGCATCCATGTCTGCTTTTAGTTGTGTCATTTTTACCAGCATCTCTGTGACCTTGCACTTACCAAGAATACACTTGCAGTATCCGCATTTGCTTTCATCCTCCCGATAATCAATCACATCTTCTGCTGTCAATTCTGTTGCCCCGGCTCGCAGTCGAACTGCTGCCAAGGTCAAATAGGTGGTCACATTATTGTTGGTGAACGAAGGAATGACGGGTTCGGTGGCAGCGATTCCAGGCTGAATGCGAAGACCGCAGGTTCGTGTAGAAAGGTCACAGAACAGAGCAATGACCACATAGCGATCCAGCGATTCATCTACATAAGAAGCACAATCAACAGTATGCAGCGTATCACTGATGAGATAATGCCCGTTGATCCACGCCTTGCCCGTGCCGAATGTAACGGATAAATTTTTGACTGTTGGTGCAAAACACTGCCGGTAAGTATCCAGAATCCCATTGCAAATTAAACTGGACAAATATGCCGTGAAATCTTCTGCGGTATATACCCGGTCAAGGTTTTGTGCGTTAAAAAATCCATAAGAAAATGCCATATGAATATCACTCCGTTTCTTTGAAAGTCGGGGTCAGACTTCTGCCATTCTGATCGAAACTCTCCACCATGCCAATTAGCTGAATTCGAGGCTGAATCAAGCCAAATCTTCTCTGCTCCACAGTTACATAGTCGCCCACAAAGTAATCCTTGTTGTACTGATACTGGGTGGAAAAAGCAGCGATGGCAGATTCTGATGCCGTTTTTGGCTGCACCAGATGTTCTGCACCGCTGCTTTTCAAAATTTCCAGATATTCCGCATCCGTCACATCTTCTTCCTGTGCGGTGTTTCGCTCATCCACATACACCTCATAGCGGTCAAGATAGGTCGGCTCTGTACCGGAACAGAAGGTCGTGCGTTTTCTGGCACTGCCCTCACCGCAGCCCAGCACATAGGCGAAGTTTTTCTGCACGGCATCGTCCGCTGCATAGGAAAAGGATAGCAGATTGTTGTACGCATCGGAGAATACGATGTGGGGATTGTCATCCT